CTCTAAGATTCAGTTCTGGAAGCCCAACGATATGGGCGCCAGAATCGAAATCATTAAGAACTGGATGAAGCATCATCCAAACGATTCATGGAGGTAAGGTAATATGAAGGTTAAGACTATCGTTGCCTGGACGGTCAAGGCTACCGTTATGGTAGCCGCCCCGGGCGGATTCTTCTTGGCCGGCTACGAGGCCTGGAAGTGGTGGAAGCACCGCCATGACCAGAAGCCTCAGCCGGCTCTTGAGAACAAGGCCGAAGAGGCTAAGGTTCCTCAGGAGAACAAGGAAGTCTCCGAGGAAAAGGTTTAGCTAACTGCTGTTAGGCAGGCACGCACTTAGCGTGTCCTGCCTATTTTTTTTAATCAAGAAGTATAACTACATCACGTAAATCAAGTTCATTGGAAGTGATACCAGCGGTGATATCGTAGTTAAGTCTGACCACGATCTTATCATCCTTATCCCGATAAACTTCGGCATTTACATAAGCAGGTCTATCCTGATGCGTAAAAGATGCATGTCCTTTCAGTACTTCTGATCCCTGATTGAATCTGATAATAACCGGGAATTGGAAACCATTAACTTCCTCAATATCCAGTTTAACACCAGTAAACTTTCTAATGTTACAGCTCTGATCTATCAGTAAGTTATCGCTGATCTCGAAATACTGCCAGCCTTCAACCGGACGATTGAGTGCCTTAGTGCCAGCCCAAGCAATATGCCCTTTACGGAACGGTACCAGCATCGATTCCTGTTTAGAAGCATCCAGTAAATCACTCCAAGTAGAAGTTCCATTAGGCAGTAAGAATTCACTATCCTGCGGAGTAGTTACAGTCTTAACTTCATCTACCAGTTTCCAGCAGCTCTCGTTACCGGAGATATCTTCGATAGCAAGAGTCTCCTCCACCATGTTCTTTAGCTCGAATCCTAACTGAAGATATGCTCCAGTAGCATCGCCATCTTCATCCCAAACTACACGAAGTTGAGGCTGGATAGCTAAATCTACTTTACCGTAGTCTACGAACGGAACATATCCACGAGGATAGTTCTCTGAAATTACATTGATATTTACTCTATCATTTTCACTGTTGTTTAGATCTACTGATACAGCAGCAGTAAACTGAATATGACTTAAATCAGTCTGTAATCTAAATGTAAACGTATCAGCTGTACAAGGCGATGTACCTGTACCATCTACGTTATATAAACTGGCAATAGTGTACCAGTGAAGTCCACTCTTAGCAGAGTAAATCTTCATACGAGTACATTTACCATTACTGACATCTCCGTACGAAGGAACTCCCTGTAATCTTCTCATGTTGCTCTCCAATGTCTCGATACGCCTAAACAGAGAACTCATAACCTCAGTAGTGCCAAGAGTATCCTCAGTAACTGTCTTAGCCTCATTGAGATAGTTAATAACGTTATAAGTTTGCTTAAGCATCTCACGATAGTTGTCAACTGTTACATCACCACCATAAGCGTGATAAGATACAGTTACCGTACCGGTAATAGGTGCAGCTATCAGAATAAAGTTATATACCGGAGATGTATACGAACTGGCTTTGGTTTTAGCTTCGCTCATGCCAGCAATGAAGTAATCAGTACCTAAAACTAATGTAGTATTAGAATCAGGATGCTTAACTGTTACACTGTCATAATAGAAACTGCCACCTTTGGGATAGATAACATATTTTTTGTTCGGCACATCAATAACGTGTGCTTCATCAGTTACGATATTATTATCATTAGTACAAGATTCATCTAATTCAAAAAGAATACTCTCTGATGAATCTACAGACATAATGTCAGTAACATCGTTGTTCAATATCTTGAGCTGCTCAATGGATTTAATCACATCAAGCATAAGCTCAGGTGTTATATTTAACGGTTCGTTGTGAAAGTAAGCTGTTTTTATCTGATTAGGATATAGCCTCTGATACGATACAGATATAGTGTACGTAGTACCGACGGTTACAAATCCCCTAAGCATCTTGATACCAGAGCAGAGCGTCTTATTAAAACTGGGATCGATAAGCTTAGCTCCAGACATATCGTTATCACAAGTAGCGATTAGCTCCTCAGTAACTTCATAGTCTGTATCGAATACCAGTTCATGATTAGATACACCGCCTGAGATAACATATACATGTATACTATCTACAAAGACGGTAGCACCAAAATCAACTATCTGTCCATACTTAAAGATACGATAAATTTTATTACTTTCAGCGTAGTTAGATAATGAACCGGTTAGGTCCATAGTTAAATTACTCATTTACTAACCCCCACTGGATTGCGACTGTTGTGATAGTTGAGATACCTGAGACTGTAAATTAGCTATAAGTTTTTCGTATTCCTTAATAGCTGTATTAGCTTGCGATAATTGCTTCTGCAGTCTGAGATTCTCTGAATAATAGTTGAGAACTTTCTGCTTGGATTTATCTCGGGCTGCCACAATTTCGCTATACTGCTCATCAGTCAGCCACTTCTCTTCGATAGTAACAAAATTAACATCCGGAGTAATTCCGTAAGTAGCTTCTACTATCTCAGTAAAAGTATTTTTCATGAAATTAAGCAATGTAGGATCTTTAGTTAAGCCTATAGTCGAGATCATCCCAAATTGATAATACTTGGAAACATTAAAGTCAGGAGTTTCAGCTACAAAATACATCGAAACGAATATCGTAACTTCGACATTATCAGAGCCAGGCTGTACTAACTTTAGCATCTTAGCTGCTCTGATATCAGTTAAGACCGATTCCATATCCGATTCAGTTTTATCATTCGGAGTGAACCAATCTCTCATCAGGTTACCAGTATCGGAAACGTATTCGTCATAAGTCATTATCTTGGCTACTTTATACACGCCATTAAACTTGTCGTAGCCGTCGATAAAGATAAAGTTATATATTGCTCCTGGAGTAGGCACAATCATGCTAGGCATCTATGCATCTCCTTAAGTATTATCTACTATCTTCTCATACGAGTCTCTAGTCATAACCAGATACTCAGCAGTATCCTGAGCAAATACTAGGTAAGTATTACCGCCTGATTCAGTTTGCTGATAACGGCCTGTAGCAGCTACGCCATTAACGATAGCCATAGCCTCATTAAGTTTAATAGAGAACTCCTGAGTATTACCATCCATATACTTAAAACCAGGTTCCTGCGAGCTGTAATCCTGATAAGTAGGATGTGCTGTACGTACCGAGAAGAGGTTAGTATTGTTCGGATCAGGAAGGACTAAAAGCAGCATTTTGCTCTGTGCGTTAGTTAATGCCTCTAAATAGTTTTTCCTGAATTCTTCAGTATAATCGCTATAAACCTTGGAAGCTACACTCTGAAGCTTACCTATATTCCAGACACTAGGATAGTAGTCCTTCCCTGCTCTAGAGTTATACTTATCATAGAGAGGAACGATATAGAATCTGCAGTTGACATAAACATCCGGGAAGAGTATCTTCAGGTCATCAGGAGATAAAGTAGTATTGGCTTCCAGATAATCACGGATAGCTGCACGACAGTCTAGTGAACTAGGAGTCTTAGCTCCGCAGTAAGCTAATGCGAAAGGAATAGTTACACTGGTTCTAGTATCTACACAGTAAGTAGTGTTAAAGGTATAGATACCATTTTGATCTCTGAGCGTAGTTTCGATATTAGTCTTACCGAATACATAAGTAGGACTATTCTGAAGTATACTGAGAACGCCCTGCTGAAGAAGAGTAGCTGGATCAGTTAAGACATTAAGATCATACGGAGCTATAACCGAAGTTATAGTAACGTAAGGATACTGTGTACTAAAAGCCTGATTGGATATCCAGAGATGGAATACCAAATCTACTTCATCAGTCAGAAACTCGAACTCTATCCAATTAGCAAACTTATAAGACTTAACTGAGCCATCCGACTGAATTAGCTTAGCAGTAGTATACTCAGTACTGGTAAAATAAGAATTCTCTACATAACCTGTATAAAGACTATCTGAGGAAAGAATAGTTTCTATCTGATCATGAGTCTGAGTATCCTGAGTATAGATGCACTCTAAAATAGAAAATACAGCTGACTGCTGATCTGAAGTTAAGTTAGCTACTGAAGTAGAAGTTACTCTACTAGCATCATAGGCTATCTCTAACCGGCCGTCAATATACTTATTATCAGAAGATACAGCTCTGGTAGAACGATTATCTATCAACCGTGTCTTCTTAACTAAATAGTTAGCTGATTCGCCAACCAGGACTCCTACACCCTGATCGGCACTAGTTGGAGTATCCAACTTAGCTTTAAGTCTGGAAGCACTATCCAGCACAAACCCATATACGGTTTCTTTGATCATAACGCGTTACCTTTGTGTTAGTGCATGTGGTCATAGGATTTCGCAATACATTATAAAAGTTCATTAGAAATACAACTATATATCATTTATGCGGATACCAGAGTCTAATCTGGTTTGTGTTCACTTGCATAGGAGAAATGACTATGTTTGGATCTAAGAAGTTTTTTGATAAGAAGCTTTGCCAGGACATCAAGACTGGCGTAACTGTTACCGCAGCAAGCGTTGCTGCACAGCTCATCCTTGGATGGGCTATCTGCGGCATTAGTATTGCCGTTGAGCACTACAAGGACAGTAAGAAGGCGAAAGCAGCGGAGGCCACTAAGGCTACTCCGGCTGCTCAGCCTTCCACTGAGCCTAAGACTGGCAACGAGTAATCGTTAGCTAGCCTTTTAGAATTACACCTGTAAGAGGGTACAGCTCCTTAAGGAGCTGTACCCTCTGTTGCGAAGTGTAGTTCATTTTTTCTTAAACCTATATAATTCAGGTGAACAATGGATACTAAATTAGGAGAAATTATGAAAATCGAAACTTTAGCCATCAGCAGCATGAAGTGGGGTATAATTCTCCCCGTAGTCGGAAGCTTTCTCATGGCTTGCGGCGCAGCAGTTTACGCCGCAGTCATGGTCATCAACCTCGGCAGCGCCGAGGTTGATGTAACAAAGCTGCCCGTCCATCCGTAGAAAAAGGAAAGGCACCGTCGTGAGACAGCGCCTTTTCTTTTTTTATTTTTTCTGTTAGGGATGGTATAGTGTTTTCACGCTACAGGAGTATAAACATGAACACTATACTCTATATGAAAGATATAGCAGAAAAACACCCATACATAGATTACAACACTAAGAATCAATCATTCCTACGCATAGCCTTAGTGCTTAAACGTATGGGTATACATAACTATTATTTTTTCCTCAGTCTTTATGATCGTACCTTATTGGGAGTAGACCCTAGATCTCCTAATCTAACCACTGAGCAAATGCTTCGTATTTCTCAGGAATGTAAAATTAACATCTGGTATTTCCTGAGAGAAGTAGTACGTGTTCCAGTTATCGGTCAGGAAGATGGAACGCCTTTCGAGCTTAATCGTGGTAACTTAGCTCTTACCTGGGCGTTCATGAACGATGTTGATATAGGACTGGTTCAACCACGTCAGACCGGAAAAACTATCGGCATGCAGTGCATCATAGACCACGCCATGTACGTAGCATTTTCTTATCTTGACATCGGCATGTTCACTAAGGACTCTGCCCTGGTTCAGGATAACGTTGCTCGTCTTAAAGCTCTTCGCGATGGCCTGCCTAAGTGGATGATAGCTCGTTCAACTTCCGACGGTGAACGTAAGGAAGGCTTATTCTACGCAGCTCTACACAACTCGTATAAAACGTTTACATCCGCCAATGATGAGGTGGGTGCTTACAAGCTGGGACGTAAACTGCCATAACTGCGTCCTACTAGAGTGATCTAGTACAATAAAACTCACTTAAACGGGGAAAGTCTCTCTGAGATAACCTACCGTGCTAATAAAAAAGCCTAACGACTAGCGAAAACAAGCCAGCTCGCACCTATAACTTGCGAGCTGGTGATATAGTCTGAACTTCTATGGCGACATAGAGAGGTGTAATGGAAACGATTACACCGCAACATATTCGGGTTGTACAATGGCTGTAGTACACTTCGACGAAATAGCGTTCATGAATTATAATTGGATAGTCGTACCCACAGCTGTCAACGCTATGTTGGCAGCTTCTCAGAATGCTCGTAAAGCTGGACTGCCTTCTCCTATCATCTTTACTACAACTGCTGGTAACCCTGAAACAAAACAGGGTGCATATGCTCTTAACCTATTAAGATCAGCTCTTCCATTCACAGAAGCTCTCTATGATCTTAAAGATAGAGATGAACTTATCTCTACTATCCATAAATCTTCTAGCCGTACAGCACCTATGCTGTACTTAGAATTCTCCTATAGGCAGCTAGGTAAAACTGATGAGTGGTTCAGAGAAAATGCTTCACGTTCTGGAGCATCACAGGATGATATCAACCGTGATTTCCTTAACATCTGGCAAACTTCTTCAGATAACGCTATTCTTCCTGAGAAGATACGTAACGAACTTATAGCTTCTAAACGCGAGCCTCTATACTGCGAAATCATAGATGACTTTATCATCCGCTGGTATATACCTAAAGAAAAAGTTAACTCTCAAGAAATACTTCAGGTAAAAGGAGCCCTAGGTTGTGATAGTTCTGAGAATATCGGTAAAGACTTTACCACCTTTACTCTGGTATCTATCAAAGATATGTCAGTTGTAGCTACTTTCCGTTGCAATAACAGTAACACTATGGCTATAGCTCGGTTCATTGTTAAGTTCCTACTTAAGTATACTGGAGTGGTGTTCATTCCTGAACGTCAGAATACAGGTATCGCTATAACTGACTTCGTTATCGAAGAATTACAGAAAAGAAATATCAATCCTTACACTCGTATCTACAACGATGTAGTTCAGAATCGTAATGAAGATAGGTACAAAGATATCAGTATCTACAACTATACTGAGATACCAGCTAATATCAGAGGTATGTTCGGCTACAGAACAGGTGGTGCTGCATCAGGTACTTCCAGAAATTTACTCTATAAGCAAGTCATGTTCAAAGCTCTGGAACTCATAGCTACCAGGGTATACGATAGAACACTTATCACTGAATTAGTTAACCTTACTACTCGCGGCGGTCGTATCGACCACAGTAACGGTAAGCATGATGATCAGGTCATCTCGTTATTACTAGCATGCTACTTGATATTTTTCGGTAAGAACTTATATCTCTACGGCATCGATAGTAGTGAAGTTCTCAGTACAGTATCAGCTACCGGAGAACACATCGATGCTAAAACCAGAGATAATCAAATAGCTATCCGTAGAAGAGTAGCCGAGCTTAAGGGATTACTTGCAGCAGATCCGGTATTACCACTTAAGCAATCTTATCAAAGAGAACTGGATGTCCTTACTCCTATGCTAGATGATAAGATAGTTGCTGTACAGCCATTAGCTGTAACACAGGTTAACTACCAGGAAGATAAACTCAATACTTCATCTGCTTCTGAAGCCAGATTACAAACATTTGTTAGAAGATTTTTAAGGAGTTAACATGGCTAATACCATTAGAGATACCTTAACGGAGAGATTACATATAACTATCACTCCTACATTAGCCAAGAGTATCATCCGTTACGTATTAGGTTACGAAACTTATAAGACTAACATCAACGCATTCGCCAGTCCGTATCTAGGTATAGATTCCTGTGTATTCAGGGAAGCTGATCGTGCTGGATTCTTTGATCTGTTTAACGTAGAAGGTAATACTGTAACTAATGTAGTTAAAAGTAAGATCTCAGGACAGAACATCTTCGGCGTAGCAACTAAGCATCTAGTGGAAGGACTGGCTCCTGGTATATCGCAGCTATCTAGTGACCTATCCACTGCCGGATTCACTCAGCTGGAAATGAAACGCATCATCAACGATATACCGGCTATCGATCCTAACTTCAAAATAGCATCTGATCCATTTAACATTTTCTGCATTTGGGTAACTCACTTAGTACTTATTAGTACTCTGCCTGATAAACTTAAATACGATACTGCTATGTCAGTACTAAGATTCTTGCAGTATCGCTTCTTTACGTCTATCGTTAACTATCGATTCAGATACAAGCCTAACGAAACTGTGATGCAGACTACTTTCGAATCTCTGTCTGATAAATTCGATATCAAGCGTTATGGTACCTGGAAAGCAGTTATCGATGCTCGTGCTCAGGATTTCTTATCACCTAAATCTATACACTATAAAACTCTGATAAACGGTGGAGATGATAAAGCATTCCTATACGTCATCACTGATATACAGTCACGTATGAGATCTCAAATCAACCTCTACGTAGAAGAGTTCATGAGAATTAAAGAGTCCGGAGATCTTATCGGTAGTTATGGCAGTACTGGTACTGATAAAGAAGATGGACAAAAGATGATACTGTCAGTTGAGTCTGGGCTGGATATGGCTATTTCTTCTGTATATCAGGATACCATGTCTGTATCAAGACTGCTTGATGATAGAGCTATAAGACTAACAGCTGGACTGTTTACTGCACTACGTCCTGATCAGATAAGACAAATGATGCTAGCATTTTCTGAATACTGTGTCAAGATGGCTAAGACTAAAAACGATGATAAAATTAGTACTATCGGAGATGAAGAACTTTACATAGGTGGGCATGTCCTGGTTCAGCAAATCATTCAGCAAACTTATCGTTATTGCCGTAATAATGGAACTAATATCAATTCTCCTGTAGCCATACTTAAGACCACTAAGGATGTATACTCGTCTTCTCGTATATCTGATCCAGGTATCATAGCAGTTAAGTCATCTGTTGGAAATCTTGTATTAGAATTACAAGCATCTCGCCGTGAAACAACACTATCCGCATTACGCGTAGCATTCATCATGTACATCATGCTGCTGGCTATCAAGTATATCAGATAAGGATATAACTATGCGTGAACTTAAAACCCGTAACGAAATAGATCAGTTCTTAGGTAAACTCGATTTTGAATCAGCTGATGAACGTATCAGCTATTCTCGTTGGTATAAAGATCTAAGTAAAAAGAACCAGAAATATCTGGATACTAAACTTAAAGCAAATGAGTTCGTTAAACGCAATAAGGAACATCATAAAGAGTAAGATGATGCTACTGGAGGTTAACCTCCAGTAGCATCTATTTATTCGTAGTTAGTTATGATAACTTCATTACCGTGACGATTGCCGCCATCACGATTGATAGACCTTAATACATTTATTGGAAGTATATGGAAATCTTTATACAGTTCCCGCACTAGAGGAACATCATTGTTGCTTATCAGTACATAGGCACCACGGCGATCTAGTACTTTAACAAATTCAGCAAGACGTTTATGATCATCCATACTGAAACCTTTAGCACAGTACGTAGTAAAGTTAGCAGTCATACTTACCGGTACATAAGGAGAATCTATATAAACAAAATCCTTCTCCGATACAGTAGCACAGGTCTCTTCAAAGTCACCATTTATAATTTGTATATTGCTGGTATTAAGATATTCGGAAATCCCTCTAAGATTCTTTACATCAACTACCTGTTTCTTAGACTTTCTATTCCACGGTACGTTAAACATACCGTTGGCGTTAACCCGATATATGCCATTGAAGCAATGCTTATTAAGCCATATGAATAAAGCAGCGCATTCAACATCAGAGAGATTAAGTTCTTCTCTCTTATTGAAACGTTCTCTTCGTTGGTAATATGTTGTGCATACGTCTTCGCTAGATACATCTACATTAAGTTTGTCTAGCTGCTCTAATAGATCATCAAGCTTATCTTTAACGCATCTATAAGCATTTATCAACTGATAATTTTTATCACCTATAACTGCATTAGTCGGCATATAATCAAGCAGTAATGCACCGCCGCCTATGAAGGGTTCGTAATACCTTTTATAGTTATTTGGTATTATACTCGTTAGCTTATACAAAAGTTGGGTCTTACCTCCGACCCATTTAACGAACGGCTTTAGTCGTATTTCCGGAGTTATATTTAGCATAGAGTTTAGGACTGAATTGTAATACTTGCTTAGAATATTTATCTACTTTATAATAAAACCATTCTTTATAAAAAGATACTGGTACAGTACTGGCATCTACAACAACTTCGTTAACTGGAAGAAGCCCAAGCTTATTTAGCTTATCAGCAGTTATCATTTCAAAAGACTCAATGATATTCTCTTCAGTAGTCTCATCCTTAGTTATCTTAATGTGAATTTTCATAATAGCTCCTATATAGTAAATCATTCCATACTGAGCAATACAAATCGTAGCAAAGCCAACTATTTCACGAAATTCATCATTTTTTCAGTTATATATCATTTGAGTGCAAAGGATGGATTGTGCTGTTTGCAATCCTATTTATCAACTAACATAGGAGTAAAACTATGACTATCAAATATGTTAAGCCCGATTGGAGGTTCCATAACCTCCAGAGTGTAGTTATGATTACTGCCGGCAACGTTGGTCGCCGCTGCTACGAGCAGTTTCAGGAAGACTGGCGTCTGGGCAAGAGAGAACTTGACGAAGATTACGCTGAGAGCGTAACCCAGTTCTTGTACGGCAGAGTTATGGAGGACAGGGCTGTAGCCTATGCTGTCCGTGAAGCTAAGGACGTACCTGGCTTCAAGGAGTTCTGGGAAGAACTCACCGGAAGCCTGCTCACTTGGGCTGGCAAGACCCCCAAGGATTTTTGGAGCAGAGTCGAAGCTGACAACCAGTAATCTGTCTACCTTAACCTAGAGTAAGAAGCAGCCGGATAACCGGCTGCTTCTTTTTTTTTACTCAAGAGGTCTGTAAGTGCAGAAGAATAAAGTTACAGGTACAACTACACTGGCTCCGCCAGCTGATAGACCGAATATAAGTCCGCCGCTTTCATCGATGATAGAAGCTGTAGACTGCATGAAACTTTCTACTTCCTTATTAGCATCCTCAGAAAGTATAGGCAGTAAACTCATGGTATCGCCATCATGATCTCCACCAAGGTGTCCTAACGTAGAAGGATGCACTGAAAGAGATTGTTTAGATACCGCTCCTATAACCGGATATGAGTTCATAACCATATATCTATCTGGATTAGGTGCAAATGCATACTTAACTACACGACTCGGATCAGTAGAAATTATGTGCCCCTTAACCGGATAAATATTGTACAGATTCAGTACAGGATAACGAGTAACAGTAAAGTGTCTACCCATAGCTGCTTTGAAGCAAGCTATATACAGTAACTCGATATAGGTCATAGGTCTGACCTTAGACGGATCAAAGATAATACTATTATAAAACTCAAGCTTACGCTTATCTTTAAGTCTACCGCCTTTAGCCTGTATAGCTCTGTACCGTGCAGCCATGACATCAGGAGTTATATAGTTATGCGAGCCTATGAGCATTGACTGTTCTTTCTTAAATTTTTCCCAATCAGCATCATTCTTAATACCGTAGCAATTATTCTTCATGTGGATTTCAACATCATCCACCAAAATTTCATAATCACCAAATTCATCAGGCTGGACATTTTGATTTTTAACTATCTCAAGAAAATGCTGATACATCTCAGGCTTCATGATAACATCAAGATCCTGAGGGTTGATATCCATGCCGTGAGCTCTTAATGCGCCAGTACCTTCAATAACATAGTTCTCTGCTGGATAATCATCAAGTACATGAACGTACGGGTTGTCATCACGATATCTATCAGAACGAGCCAGCATCTGTTTGAAGTCATCGATATCTTTGAACTGATAAATGGTATCTCCTGTATCATAAACCATAAACAGATAATAGTTATCTGTAGTAGGAGAACCATCTGGGCCTCTGACTGGTTTAATAGATACAGGCTCAAAATGCATAGTGTTATCACGGAAGTCATTGATGATATCGTTTATTCCATCAGCAGTAGTAAATCTAGCTATGGTTCTATCATCTACTTCTACGTATTCACGTTTAAGTGTCTTAGAATTGATAAGAGCAACAGTATTACTCTGCCCTGCACCAAATGTACCTACAAAGAGCTGAGTAGTCATGATATTTACTATCACAGGAACTAATGCTTTTAGTCCTTCGAATAAAGGTATCAGAGCTTCATCGATACTGAACACATTAGGAGAATCTGGTGACTTAGTTGCAGTTAATAGAGGAGAAGTAATAACGTTACGTGATCCATAGACGATATCTCTTGCAGCATATTTGCCTTGAGCAAATCCATGCTTGTCATCTATCATGTTTCTGATGTATTCATAGATTTCCTGCAGTTTATTCTGCATCTGGTAACGTATAGGATCAAAGATAGGATCATCTGTTCCATTATCAGGAAGAGACTTCGTTAAAGATAATAAGTTAAGGTACAGTTTATTTATTTTTTCAGATTCAGGTCTACCGTTATGGATTCTTACATCTCTTAATGCAGCTGGAAGAATAATAAACTTGGTAATGAACAAACGATCTTTATATTTGTTTATCAGTTCTATTTTGTCATTACGCTGAGCTGATTCAGTTCTAGCAAAATTTATCTCTAACAGATGAGATATAAAGAATTGATATCCTGTATCTGAATTAGGATCATCTCTAGTGGTTCTAACGAAATCTTTAGTAGCAGGATCAAAATAAGCATACTGCTTACCGGCAGCTATATCTTGATAAAACCCTTTAAGAGTCAATATCTGTCGATAAAGATGTGGAGATACCAACGTAGTGCGTAAATACATAAAACCACGCCGTATCAGTCGTTCTCTAGATCCTAACTGTCCAAATATAACTTCGGAGTATAAGCCATCCGGATGAAATCTCTCAGTGGAGGACTCGTACATCGCATGAGATGTCACAGGTAAGCACTGTTTACGTTCAATGTACTCATCCGGATCGATCATTGTTATGTTAAATGGTGCTAGCTTAGCCATGTGCAGCTCCCAAATAAGAAAAATATTTTGATGATTTATATCATATACAAATGATACAATGTGCGCCATTCGATGACGCACCGTTGTAGGTCTTTAGACAAGTTTTGTTTAGGTAGAAATTATGAGCGCATATTCTGATTTTCTGGATAAACACGATGATCTTATCACTAAGGTTAATGACGCTATCATGTATAGCAAATTTCACGCTATTAAAGAAGTGTACATAGATTTAGCCCTACTGAAAGATACCAGATTAGGGCTTATACTGGCTACCGATAAAAAAGCATTACCGTATGTAAAAGCTAATCTGAATAAATACCAGATGAGGCCCAATCGTAGTTTTACTTTTGCTTTCCCTAAACTAAAATATAAAGAAAGCGAATATCAGAAAATGTATAAAGATGCCAAATACAGCAGAGACATCTTTAATTATAGTCCGGATACTTCACTATCTGGAATGATTAAACGTATCTTCATTATGCTGTACGACAACAATACCCGTGTCAGATATTTCGATAAAATACATGTTACTGTTAATACATACCCCTTACAGCAAAACGATTTAACTAAGACCTACTGCAATATCTTAAACAACATTTCGGATGGCAGAGCTGTAGTAGAATTTATCACCACTGATCCGCGTACCATAAATGAAGATAAATGGAGATCTATGGATCTAATGTTTATCGATAACATCAACTATACTTGTGATGTTAAAGGCACTTTATATAAGCCGTTAATAGAAGAAGCTTCTATGCCTTTAACTCAAATCTATGCACCGTATAGCTGTGAAGACAGTATGCTTCATCAGTGGCAAAGATACAACGTAGATTTTACCGACAAAGAGACTGTAAAATTACTATTTCAGACTACTGAACTAGTAATGAACACTCTCTGTCATTTCCTATTTGCATCGTTTGACGTTGCTACCGATAAGTAGGAGGATTATTCATTATGAGTTTCTTTGATAAAAAGAGTAAAGACCCGACTTCGAAGGATGCGAAACACGAATTTGACAGAGACAATCTGGATTCGGAACTCGACGACCTTCTAAACGACAACTTTGATTACCCGATGGATGGGGATATAACTGATCCGGATAAACGGCATCCGGTAATCAAAAAGCTAAGAGATGTAGGTATAGATGTCGATGCTATCAAGAGTAATGCTCTTGAAGGTGCCGGCGAAGGTATCAAGAACGCTATCGATAAATCTATGCCTAATGTATCGAGAACCTGGGAAGGAGGACAGAATTTACTGTCAGAACTCGATACTCTCAGAACTGAATCACTAGATAAAATTATTCCTGCCTATAACGCAACTATGCGTAGTGCCAAGAGAATGGCAACTAGTTTGGCAGGAAGATTACCGTTCAAGCTCGACAAGAAGATAGCTGCGCTTATTGATAAAATACATGAGCCTGATGAAGGCGGTTACGAGCCTAAAAGTAAAGATCAGATAAGAGAAGAAAGCCAGAAGAACGCCATGGCCGCAATCTTCCAGGCTGAACAGCAGGAACGTGTAGAAGATAAGCGTGAAGCCACTATAGAGAAAACCTTTGATAGACGTATCGGTCAGATACATCATCAGGAAACCGCTAGTATTCTTAACGTCATTCGTAATCAAAGTGTTTTTCAGACAGCATTTACTCGTGGTACATTTACTGCTTACCTTAAGAAAGATCTAGAACTTAAATACAAACAGTTATATGCAACTCAAGATTTACTTGAATCGCATAAACTGATGGTTAAATCTTTCCAGGAGCGTCTTGATGCTATTCGCAAGAATACTGCGCTTCCTGACGTCGATAAGATAACCTCAACCGAACTAATCAAAAAGAAAGTCAAAGAAGGTCTACTTAACACAGTAGGCAATAAACTCGGTTCATATTTCGGCGATATGCGTAAGAACATCATGGAGCGGTATGTAAAGCCATTCGTCAGTCAGATGGAAATGGGTACAACCGCGATGGATATGCTCGGCGGAAATATGGACATGATGCTCGGCAAAGCCTCAGAGGAATTTCAATGGAGCGATGTGGGCAGAATGGGCTTGAACTTTGGTGTTAAGAAAATAGCTGGTGGTTTCACTAAGCAACTCGCCAACAAAATGTTAGATAGTTTAGATCCTGCTACCAGAGCAAAAGTAGAAGGCTATCTTTCACTTGGTGAAAATGGCGTCAAACTACTAATTAACGATTATGCAGCCGGTAGAATAGGTGATCCAGATAAACTATCAGGGCTCAAAGATTTCTTAGCTAACGTTACTCCTGATCTTCGTCAGTCTGATGAAATATCTACTTCTAATTATGCAGGTTTAGATAAAGGTGGTAAACTATCTAATCGTACAATTTTAACCATCGAGAAAATTATCCCTGCATACCTAAGGTCGCAGACTAAATATCTCGAAATATTAGCCACTGGTAACACTAACGCTGAAGAACAGGTTTGGGATTTTAAGAAAAATCAATTAACCACTACCTCCGCATATGTCGGAAGCGTACAAAAAGAATTAGCCGGCTCTAGAAGTACTTTGCTGTACGAACGCCAAGGAAACCTAAACTCCGCCAGAGATCTTCTTGAAACAAATTTCAAGAAACAAAACGCAGCTTTGTACAAAGAAATGGATAAACAGTTAGCCAACTATGCCGACGGTATAACTGCTGTCATGGGTGGCATGGCTGCCAGCAACTACGCAATCGATCATGGCGGAGACGAAATACTTCTTGACTTCCAGAGAATTAAATCCAGTCTAGAAGCTGAAAATACTGATTACGAAGATAACGCTTTATTCAAAGCAGCCTACGGAAATGTAAAACCAGACAAGGTACTGAATGTAACCGAATGGTTCATCAAACTGCTGACAGATCCTAAAACCAATGAACTTAATAAAGGTATGGCTCTTCAGCTCAGAAATAAGATAAATGAGATTTCAATAAACAGTACCAATCGCGAAGCTAATGTCATGTTGGCTACCATGACCGATCAAGACGCTAGCATTTATAAGAAAACCAATGTAATTCATACAGATGCATATGGCAACACTTATATCGATCGTAATAAAGTAAACAATTTACGTGAACAGTATAACGGTAACATCTCAGCTAAAGAAATTGCTGGATCGACACTTAATACAAAAGCACAAATGCGGCAGGAAGCTTACAACAGAATGAGTGCAGCTGATCAGGCTAAAGAAGATCGTGCAATAAGAAGAGTTGAAAACTTCCTATATACAGACGAGGGTAAAGAAGCTCTTAAGAAATTCCTGACTGAAGATAGAGCGGGCAAGAAGATATTTAAGGAATACCAGCGTAATAACCCTGGCAAAACAATAGATGAAGCCATAAAAGATAACGATCCTGATCTTCTTAACGAAGTTAAATATGCGCCTGGCATGCGAGCTAAAGCTGCTGCTGGTAAAGCTGGATCGATCTTTGAAAAGATCGGTAAATTCTTTAGTGCTGAAGGTCTTGAAAATATTGGTGCTGCGGCTGCTGACAAAGCGTATGACGTAGCTATGAGCAATGCGCTTAAAGTTATCAACAAATTCGGTAAATCTCTTGGCGATATTCGTTCGGTATTTGTAGATGAGAATGGACATGTCAGAAAACTTGATAACATTGACGAAACCGTAATCACTAACTGGCTTATGTCCGTACCGGATAAGGTTAAGTTTTTACAGTTAGTTGAATCTAATAAAGAGCTACAGATAGTAATAGATCAAATGCCCGATTTTGCCTGGGAAGCTATTAACTACCTCAAAGCTAACCCGGATGAATTCGATAATCTTTCGTCTGATGAAGCAGGCATAGACAAATTATCTAACAACATAGAAAATTTCGAAAATAATGAACAGAATAAGATCGCCCAAGATTTTACTCAAACTACTAAATCAAAGTCTTTAAGAAATCTTGGTAGATCTTACAGAAAAGCCAATGTTCGTGCTCCTAAAGGTCCTAAACCTTCAGGCAGAAATGGTAATACTCAGCCCAATGGCGGTCTTAATACTGCTGCGTTTAATAATCTGGTTACACTTACTCAGACTCAGAACGCAACTGTAGACTTTATTAAGAGTGATGTCTCTAAAATAGCTGCTCTACTGGATCAGCATTTCAGAGGAAATGGTGGAGCTGGCGGTACTCAGCCTAATGGTAATGGTCCTAACGGTCCTAGTGGTTCTCCTACTCCTACGTCTATCGATCTTAGTACCTTAAGTGGTTCGCTTAATATCGATAACGTAGATATGCGTACTGGTATCGGAAATCTCGATAAGAGTGTTTCTAAGATGTTGGACCTTATGAAGCATAATACCGATACTCTAGATAACCTCTACAAAACTGCAGAAAAGATCACTACAGATCACAAGAGTTCTTCCAGAGAACGTGGTAGATCTAACAACAAAGCTATGCTGTCTGTAGTAAAAGCTATAGCGGCCGATGTTGCTGAGATCAAAGAGAATACTGGTAAATCCGCTTCAGGCATAGAAGGTATCCTCACTTTCTTCTTACCCCGCGCAGCAGCTTCAGTTGGATCTGTGTTAAAGAAAGGACTGTTTAATACTATCTTCGTTCAGCCTCTTGCGGCTGCTATCAAAGGTAGTGTAGCCGGATTGACTTTTGCTCTCAACAACGCTACTTCGATGATCTATACCCTATTCACTGGTAAGAAACTTAAAAAAGGTTTCGGTGAGCTTGGAAGTAAGCTAGGTAGTGCCGGACACAATATTGTTGATCTTGGCGGAAGTATGATCTCATCTGTTATTAAATTCGCCAAGAACATCCATCCATTTGAGAAAGTAACTAAAGTTGCATCCACTGTGTTTAATGATGCAGCTGGGCAAGTAGCTCAAACATATTCTGGTTTAACACGAGCCTACGACGACGTCTACAGTTCTCGTCAACAAGACAAATCTAAACCTCTTGTTTCTGGCGAAGCATTTCGCGATGGACTAGTTGTAGATGCTAAAGGACATAAAGTAAGAACTGTTTACGACATTAAAGGCCCCTGCTATCAGTGGGATAAAGAAAACAACCGTATCGGCAATATGCTCATTTCTTCTGAAGATATCACTGAAGGAGAAGGACTAATATTTGCTGATGGTAAACCGATTAAATCATCCTTCCTATCCAGGTTTGCTTCTAAGGTTCGTAGAGTTGGAACTATAGCAACTAATGCTATTTTTGGTCTGCCTGGATTAATAGGAAGAACTCTTAAGAATGCATGGAAACTTACTGGCTGGCTATTTAAGAAAAGAGATCCGTTTATTGATGTTTACATCATTGATAAAGATACTGCTGAATTTAAGAAAGTAATTAACGGAAAAGATCTTGTAAATAACAAGACTACTAGAAAATATGTAGTTAAAGGATTTGGTCCAGGTGATTGGGTACCTGTTAAATCTGCATATGGTATCGAAAAAGAAGTTTATGAATTTAAGGATGGTAGCTATCAGGTTATCATCGATGACGACGATCTGAAAAACGGTTTGTATGATGCAAACGGTAATAGGCTAACTAAGTGGCGAGGAGCATCAATAGCCGGCAAAGCTGCACAGGTTGCTGGTAAAGCTATGCGAATAGCCGGATCTCTGGCACTTAAAGGCGTCAAGCTTGCAGGTAAAGCTATCAAAGGCGCAGCTGGAAAAGTTATGAAACTGTTCCGTGGTGGATTAAATATATTAGGTGAAAGCGGAACTGCTGTAGGCAAGTTCATCACCTCGGCCTTCTCCTCGGTCGTTTCCACATTGACAGGATTCGGTGTAACCAGGAATGACCTTATCGACATCATTGGCGATAGGCTAATAGACATCTACGAATTACTAGACGCACGTATGCCAGGTGGTTCCGTTGCAGGCGATAACGACGGTAGCGGCTATCGTGACGGATCATATCGCGATTACCAAAAACGTAAAGAAGAAGAAAGGAAGAAGCGTAAACAGAAACAAGAAGAACAGGAAAAGAAAAAGAATAAAGATAAGGCTGAAATGGCAGCTGACGGCGAACCCAATGATGGTCCTGAAGAAGCCGATGAGAATAACTCATCTGGGGAAGGCGGGAGCAGTATTTGGGATTTCATGATGGCAGCTTCCGGTATCAGCGCACTTAAAGACACCGTCGGTGGATGGTGGGAAAAGAAGAAACAGAATGGATTAAGACGTGCCCAAATAGCCGGACGCAGAGCGGGTAGAAGACTCAGAAGAATGGGTCGAGCTGCAGGTCGTGGCATTCGCGGCGGAGCCCGCATGATGGGCCGTGCAGCTGGCACTATGCTCGGTGGTGTAGGCAGAGCTGCTGGAGCAGTACTAGGCGGAGCCGGAAGAGCAGCTGGAACTGTATTAGGAGCTGGAGCAAGAGGAGTTCTTGGTTTAGCCGGTGGAGCACTTAGACTAGGCGGCGGACTACTTGGACTTACTGGGCGTGTTGCAGCTGGATTACTTAGCGGTCCTATAGGCTGGGCACTTACTTTAGGTACGGTTGGATACTACACTTATAAATTAGCATCTGACAGCGGTACTACTAAGCTATTCCGTATACCGAGAGCTAAAGCTTATGGTTTAACGACCAAACAGTGGGAAGCTTTCGAAGACCTCGAAACCGATACTTATAACGCCTGGAAGAATGGCCAAGAAGGCGTTGATAACGATCGTCTTGAACAATTTGGTGAAAAGATAGATTTCATCGGTGGAATGGGTTACTTCGATGACGGTGATGATAGCGAAGCAAATAAGATTGAATTCTTAACTCAATGGTATCGTGCGAGATTCTTACCTGCATATAAAGACTACGTAAAGATTATTTGTCAGGTAACAAACAACGATGGAAAGAAACAACCTAAAGCTGACGATGTCGATGCATCCAAAGCTTATGCTGTTAAACAGGCTCTTGACAAAGCTTTAGAGAAATATGCAAGCGGTCCTGCCAGTAAGCTTGTTCCTAATAAACAATGCTTTATTGAGTGGTTGGCAGACAGACGTAAAGATAAGAACTTCAGAAAGAAAGAAGAACAACGCAACCGTAACAAAGAATTTAGTAAATCTAACTTTAGCCGTGCAGGAAAAGATTTTAGTTACGGCTGGAACGAACTGAAGCACGGCAACTTACTGAACGCAACTTATGCATTTGGTAAAGGTATAAGAGATTCTATATTTGGGCTATTCGGATCTATTGCCGATATGGCTAAAGACTTCTACTCTGAAGATGTTAGTTCCTATGATCAAGCTTGGCGCGAAGCTAAGTTAGTAGCATACAACTTCAAGAAGAAAGAAGCAGGCATAAATAGAAATAAAGAAGTTGGTATTTCCTTTGGCCTCGCCTGGAGTCTTATGACAGGAATAACCACTACTGATAAAATAGAATTCCTGGATAACCTTGAAGACAAAGCCAGACCTATCGTTGACCAGGAACGTCCTGATCTTGATAGAACTGAACTAACTGAACTTGCAGATGAGCTCATTCCAGATGAAGAGATAAAAGCTAGTGCTAAGAAATTCGGAGGAAATACTAAAGAAGTTGAAGATGCTAAGGTAGACTATATCTCAACTTGGTGGAATAGAATCTTTATGCCTATCTTCACCATGTACCTTAGAGCTCTTCGTGCTGTTACCAAAACTGAAGTTGGTGATAAGCCGCATCTTAACAGTGTTCCTAAAGAAATTAGAGCACAAACTATCGATGCATTTAAGAAGGGAGCGGCTGATTATAAGAATAAGAATAAACTATTCGATCTTATTCCTACTGCTAAAGGCTATGCTGAATGGTATATGGCTGTCGAAAAGACTGCTATAGATTCAGCTACTACAATAAGAAGGTCTAAGAGCGTTGGAGAAAAGGTAACTGAAGCATTCCAGGGAACCGGGCATCAGTTCGGTGAAGCTTGGGATAAACTTTGGGATGGAGATTTCAAAGGATCTTGGCGTTCACTCACTAAGGGAACTAAGAAATTACTTACAGGTATCGGGAAGTCCATCGTAGGTATTGGTGAATCTATCGGAGATTGGTTCTACGGTAGAGGAAGTAATACTGTCGAGAAGAACGCATGGCGTGAATTAAGGTATAAGTATTACAACTACCCTAATGCTACTATTGGCGTAGAAGATCCTACAACTAAAGCTAGACTAGCTGCTATCGAAGAACTCGAAAAGAAAGCCTTAGCTACTGTTGAAGAAGGAGAAGATGCTGCCAATAATCTAGTTAACACTGGGTTAGATGACAAAGTACTTGAGAAATTCGGTATTACTATCGGATTCATCAAACCTAAAAAAGGAATTGCTAACTCGAGAGCAAGACGAGGTAATGTACGTACACAGGTAGATTACAGCGATAAGAACAACAAGTGGGCTAAAGACTTTATCAGATTCTGGGTAGAACATGTATTCTTACCGGTATATAAGGACTACGTGGCTATAGTTAGTATATATACCGAAAGAGAACCTGGAGATGATGTTAACCCCGACGATATAAAGAAAGAAGAACGCGAAGATGCGATGGAGAACTTTAAGAAAGCCGCATCGCCCAAAGCTTCCAAGTATAAAGATTACCCGATGAGCAATAAGGGTTACATGAAGTTCATCAAGGAACTCTTAGCCTATGAGAAAGCTGCAGCGGAAGGCAAGAGTAACGCTCCTGTAACTTCAGCAGTTTCATCAACTCTTGCTGCAAATAGCGATAAGAATAAGAACGAAGTAACCAACAGGATAAATAGCGTTACAACTGGTATGGGTAAAGATGGCGATAAAGGTGTAGCAGAAGCTACTACCAAAGCAGCCTCTACACTCGATCAGGATATCGCTATGGTAACCAGAGCTTCCGGATCTAACCCGAAATCTATGGCTGCTTACCTTGGTGTACCCGATGCTGAAGATAAGAAAATTCCTGCCAAATGGAAAAATATCTTAACCGCTGGTTCTATCAAGAATCAATTCTTCCAGGCAAGATTAAGATCTTACTCTAACGTTCTCGGTACTCCTCCCGGAGTATATCTAGGCGATACCTTTAAGGATACCCCTGAAGGAAAATGGTTCAGAGCTTTCCGTGATTTATTCGACAAAGTTACTTCAGGCCGTAATGCTCAGGATTCTCTTGAAAAGAGTCTATTTGACTATCAGAACAACGGTGCTAGCGCAACCTTCGCCGATAACGTAAGCAAACTGGCAGCATTCACCTTCTTCCAACTCGGTAGTCCTGATGCAGTTCAAATAGCAGCCTCTAAGTGGAAACATCCAGACTGGATGGATTCAGATAAAAATAGATACGACCCAGATACTAGTAAAACTATCGATGATTGCGTTGAGTATATCAACAATAGCATTAAGCTAATGGGAAGAAGAACTGAGGCTGATGCTACTACTGCTGAATGGCTTGAGAGTGTTATTGACAAACTTAACAAATGGGCTAACATTGTTAGAGAGTGGGTATCCTGGGTTATCAATCCAGTATTTGCGTACTACACTTCTTTCGTCAATAAACTAACTGGTCACGACGATACAGTAATGCCTGATCCTACGGCTATCCCTTCAGCTCAGCGTAAGAATGCATTGATCATGTTCCTTACCAGAGCTGAGAAGATTTGTTCCAGTGCATCTCGCCCTTATTTACGCGATTTCAACTTAGGAACCGGGTTGTTCAATATTCCTGTAGCGCAAATCATGGAAGCGTACGATAAGTTCACTGCCAAAGATAACACTGCGAATAATATCGGAACTAAAGGTTCTATTAAACGTAACGGTGCTCCTGGATCTGATAAGAATACCAATAAAGATAAAGATAACGCAGCTACGCCTGCTAATAATGAAGGAGCTGCTGGTAAGAGCAGTAGTACACAACCTGGTGCACAGTCGCCTAATGCTAATGGAACTGGTGCGAATCCTGAACAGACTAAGAGCGATCTTGCTAAGCAGTCGTATAAGTACGATCCTAAGGATATACCTACTTCGGCTGAGGCATTCAAATACTTCGCTAGAATTTACAACTCCGATAAGAATCAACTTACTGCTGACATCATTTCGCTAGTAGACAAAGAAGCTAAAGCTATCGATGACTACTGGAGTTCCAAGGGAATAGAATATTCCGAAGCAGCTCTTACTAAGTGGTTTGATGATAAGAAAGCCGCTGCTGAAAAGACAGCTGATCACAAAGCCATGGCTAATGGTGGTGTTATTGACTGGCTCAGAGGTGGCGTAGTCAAAGGAAGAACTGATATCGGAAACGTTACTGTTGGTGAAGCTGGTGCTGAGACTGTACTGCCTCATAAGGGTGGTGGCAGATTCAACCAACTTCTAACTAACGCTATACGTTCCACTTATGGTGTTAGAACAGCAAGTGCTGTTGACGATATACTTAATGGCAAGAGAACTATCAAAGCTTTACTTAGAGATGGCTTAGATGATAGAGGCCTTAGAGGTATAACGTTATCTCCTACTGACTTAATCCTGTACAATCTGTACAAGAAGTTCTTCCCTAAACCTAGTGAAGTACTAGCTGGATCAGCTAATAGCGATAAAACTGAAACTGAAAATTCTACTGTAAACGATACCTGGCTAGATAAACTCAAACGAGGAGATGTAGCTGGTGCGATAAAAGATAAAGCAACCGAGATCTATGAAGGTACAACTAGCGGAATGGCACATGCGGCCGGGCGTTTCTTTGGTAAAGATACTGAAGCTGTAATAGCTAAGGAAAATAAAGCCAGAGTAGCAGCACAGGCAGCTGTCAGTAACGATAGTACCCTTAAACTAGGTGCCAGAATCTGGAAATACTTCACTAGCCACGGCTGGAGCGAATCTGCTGTAGCTGGACTGCTTGGTAACTTACAGAAAGAATCTGGTGTTGAATGTATACGTGTTCAGAATGATGTTTCCAGAGACCGTAAGAAGAGTATCGATTACACTAACAGTGTAGGTTCTGTCAGAGATCAATTTATCAAAGATAGTAAAGGATATGGCTTAGCCCAATGGACAACCTCGAATAGAAAAGCAGGTCTTTGGGATCTTGCTGTAAGCAGAGGTAAATCTGTCGGTGATGCCGATGTTCAGATAGAGTTCCTCTTTACTGAATTTGAGCGAGGAACACCAGCTGATAAAGAACCTGGCAGCAAACTATGCAACGTAATTGGAAAGAACTCACTAGCACAACTTAAGAAGAGCCAAGATGTACGAGAAGCTACCTGGATAGTTCTTAGTCAGTTTGAGAAACCTTATGTAGTATTACACGGAAAGGAAGAAGCGAAAGCAGCTGAATTACAGGAACGTTACACTAACGCAGTAGCCTGGTTCACCAGACTTTCGAAAGGTAAAGTTAATGCTATTAAGACAGAAGATATGCCTGAAATTCAGACTAACGATAATACCCGTGACGCAGCCGGTGGTGTATCTTACAAAACCTCAGCTGATATCAGTGCTTCGGATAATGCTCCATCAAGCGTAGCTGGAGCTATAAACGGCATCACAGGATCTGGTCAGCCTTCAGTTAGTTATACTAACGGGCAGGGTGGAGCTGGTGTAGGTGTTCTCAAAGAAGAAAATCTGCAATTATCCTCTGCTGATCTACCTACAGATGCAGCTGATGCTCTAAACAAGCTGCGTGGTTTGCGTACAATGAAAGGTTCTACTACTATCTACGGTGGTGGTGGTTGGAAATCAGTAGCACAACTCACGCCTGAGCTAATCAAACGTCTGTATATAGCTGGTAAACTCTACGAAGATGATAAAGGTGATAAAGCCAGAGGTTGGACTATAACTTCGGCTTATCGGTCTTATCAGGATCAGGCAAGAATACATGCAAGGCAGCCGGGTAACTCAGCTTTACCTGGTCGTTCGGCACACGAATCGCACTACGCTGTAGATCTCGGTGATGCTAACGGCGGTGGCGTCATGGGCAAAGGCTACAACGTAAGAAATACTGTTGCAGATGAACTGGAACCGTATCTCAACGCTGTTGGTATAACCCGTGTCTATAAGCCTAAGCATAACGAAGAACAACATTTTGAATTAAAGAGAAGCGGATTACCCGATATCTCGAAGTTTATCAATACGGCTAATGCTAAGTCAGCTATAACCGAAAGTAAACAAGAGATAAATAAAGAACCTAAGACAGATAGCTCACCGACAGATAGTAAGGAAGATGCTGCTGTTAAAGCTGCTAATAGTACAGGTAAAGATACCTCTATAGCTGAGCCGGAAGTTGCATCTGCAGCAACAGGAGTTACTTACCCAGATAGCTATAGCGGCGAAACTAAACAGTTAGTTGCAGACAGAGCCGCAGCTAATGCAGCTGCTGATGCTGCAGCGACTACTTCAACTACAACTGACACTGCAGCCCAGCAGATAAAATCCAATGCTCCTAAGATAACAACAACTAGTGTTGCCAACAACGTAGCTGAGGTTAACAACGGAAGTGCTGGTATGCTTACAGCTCTTAATTACCAAAGTACTATACTTGAGGCAATTAAGAATTCTGTAACTAATATCTGCAAAACTATGCAGCCCGGTGATACTAAGAATAACAACAGTAGTTCTACTACTGTCACTAAGCCTGCAACTAATAGTAATGATTTAGCTAATGTAATAGTTAACGCTATGAGAGAAGGTTTCGCAGCGATGAGTGAGCAGCTGGCGCAGGTACTTAAGGCTAATACCCTTACCACGTCAACTGGAAATACATCTATGCAGCCTACTACTAGAAAAGTGCAAATAAAAGAATTTCCTGTAAATACAGCTAAAACAAAACAACGTAGATAACACCTACAGGGACTAGGGTTAACCCTAGTCCCTGTTTTTTTTACTATCTAATAGGTAACTACTCTATAAGAGGTATAAGTAAGTATGTCTATAAGTGCATTATTCCCTGGTATGGAAGCATACCTTGATGGTGATGTTGAGATCAATAGCAATGTCACTACTCCTGAGGAAGATGAGGCTATGGCAAATCAATCTGCTGAAATAGCTAACGATGTAGCAGATGCTAACTCTGAAGCTAAGGATTCTGAGATACAAGCTCAGATGTTAGTACAGATGGGTAAGTTATATACTCATGTTAAGACTTATGGTATCGATAGAACTTTCCTTAGTATCTATAATACTGACGGTGAATTAGATAAAGTTTGCGGTATAAGATTTCCTAGTTGTGAATCATTCCCTGAGATTGGCAATCCACACAATCAGTACTCATCCAGATTTATAGTAGCTATGGAAGATGAGAACACTGGATTTTGGGCAGGCGTCAAAAAATTCTTTGCAACTATATGGCATTGGCTTAAAACAACAGCTCAGACTATTTGGCAAAAGATAAAATCTCTCTTCGGTGTCACTGTAACAAAACTTGAAAAAACAATTCTTGAATTTGATAAAGAGTGTGGTATGCTAGATGAAATTCAAGTTACAGGAACATTAGCAGGATTGCTAACTATCACTAACCCAAGTATATCAGAATCTGAGCAAGCTTTACAGAAAAATATAGAAGAACTAGCAAACACCTTCCAAGCTATTAAGACAACTTTGATAGCGTCGGTTACTATGGTGAAAAAAGGTAACAACGAAGGCGGCATAAATTCACTTCCAACTCAAATCGATCTTGTAGACAAACAAATCCAGCATTTATCTACGGTAGAGAAAGATCACACTACTGCAAGTGATAAATATCGCAAATTATTAGATTCTATTAACGCCAAGTCTAATCACACTGTGACATCAGGCCAAGGGGCCGTAAAAGTAGCTAAATTGTATTTCAAATTATTAAAAAATACAGCAGATAAACTCATAGAAACGCATGATGATTTAGCCAAACAAGGCATAGATATCACCAACCATGCAAATGACTTAATAGAAAATCTCAAAGGGACAAACGAATTGACTGATGAGAATAAGCAATCATATACCGAAATTTGCAATAGGCTGATAACAATCATCAACAGTATTAGAACTCAACTAACCGGTTTACAACTTTCTTCACGTAATGTAACAAATTTACTTGCTGGAATTATTACATCTCTTAGCAACGCTATAACACAATATCGGACGCAGAAAACTAAATAAATCAACCGATATAAATCGAGAGATCCTCCTAAAGGAGGATCTCTAACTATTACAAATTTTGTCTATCACCGATAAAACTATATTTTAGAAATAATACTCGTGCTAAGGGAGTTTAGATATGACAGAAAAATCATCAGAGATTAAATTCAATGAAAGGCTGTCAGATGGTGGTGACTGGCTATCTGAACCTTACATCATAAGTTTAGGTAAAAATTTCGAAGACCTAGAAGATAATTTCAAGAATATAACTAATGATTACGAAGGCGGCAACGGTAAAGAAAATTCTGTAGATTTCTTTAGTATGGCTGGCAATAGCACGAAAGATGATAAAACGCTTGCTCAGAATATGGTAAAACGTCCTTATCACCAGGATACCAGAGTTGGCGCCAATGATGCTATTAACTGTCTTTGGCAATTCAACAGAGATGATGATATCGTTCATCCTGTATTAGTAACTGAAGGTCCTATAGGATCTAAACAACAGATAGGTATGGGTCGTGTATATGCATCCACTACTCAGTACAATCAGCAAATCTGCTGGTTCTCTTTTGGTATACCCTATTTCACTAATCTTGGAAGATTCTATCAAACTGCCTTCGATCAGGATCTCATAGGGCTAAATAATAATGCCATGGCTTCTACTGCTGAGAAAATAGGTCGTATCTTCGGAACCGGCGTATCACTTATCTGCACACTACCTTTTTTGCTGTTCAAAGGTGCTTACAAAATGGGTAAATTCGTTAAAACTTATCCAGTTAATCGATTTTACGAATTACGTACTACTATGCACATGTATTACAATTACGTAGATAGCATTTTAGCACGTTGGTTAGTCGATACTGGCTTATGGTTTAACGGAGATTTTCAAGGTGGTACAGATGGTACCGGTTACGTACCTGCTGCATTACGTTGCACTGGCGCAAGTATTTGGGATATATTAAGACGTAGAGCAAGAGTAGCTTCAACAAGTGTAAGCAGAACTAATTCTGGTGTAAGACCTGATACTTTTAACATGGTAGGGCTGGATGCCTTTTACGAAGAACGTGATAAAGATTTAACAACCATACCTGGAATGTATCAGCACGGTGCTAGTGGAGCTTCTGGTGCATTAACTGAAGAAAAAATGAGCAAGTTATTTGAAGTTAATGATCCTACTAAAAGTGACAGTGAAGGAGATCTCAATACTGTTCAGGAAAAAAGCAATTCTTCTCAGCAGAAATCTGCAAATAGTGAAGCTGGCGCAGCATATGCTAAGCAACAAGAAGAAGCATCAAAGAAGAGTAGCAGCAGCGTATTAGCAGGCGTAGGATCAGCAAGTGATAATTTAGGTTACGATGATTATGTAAATAGCAGTACAGTAAATACGCTATTCTCTCCTGAACCTAAAGACTGGGCATCTGAATTTTGGCACTCCATGCTAGGTGCTAGTGAATTCTTAGGATTCCGTATAACTAACAGTACCGATGCA